CGACACAGCACCCGGCATGGGTACAGGTTTTTCAAAGGTCGCTGTTCCGTCAGTGTTCAATTTTACAATGGCATAATGCACATTGCATATATTGAATTTGACCTTATTCTTTTTCTTATTCGGCATTATCGGTTCCCCCAATCTCATAAGAATACATCACCTCGTAGAGCTTTTCGCTGTCTATCCACACTTCGGATTTATTGTAGAAGATATTGTGCCTGTCAAGCACTTCCTCAACACGCAGTTCAAGCTCCGAATTTTTATAATCGGTGTACAGCTCTATATGTACATCGTTTATTTTGTAATAGACCCTGCCGTCAGCTGCGAAGTTATCACTTCCCGGCAGGAGATAACAGATAAAAGGCGGATTTGGTGACTCGCCCTCGGCAAAGTGATCGTAAGCATAAGGCAGTCCTATTTCATTCAGAATTGATATAAGCTCATCCATAACATCACCCCTTCAATGCTTTTTCTATTGCCTTTTCAAGTGCGTTGATGCCGTTTTCCTCGGCAGGTGCGATATGCGGCTGGGCTTTGGTTCTTCTGCCGCCACGCTTGGCATGACCGAACTCCAGAAGGTGAGCAAGCTGATATCTGTTTTTTGAATGAACAGTTACCTCCAGCTTTTCAGCAGATTCCCTTGTTGTCTTTACAGTCCAGCTTTTCGCATAAGCTCCTGTGTCCTTCGGAGCAGTAGATTGTATTTCTTTACGCACATCGTTTCCGGCTTTTTTAACGGCTTTCTTCATATCAGAGGTGGCTAACTTTGAGTATTCCGTCAGCCCCTTCATAACTTCCTCGGCAAGGTCATCTATTTTTACTGTTTTGCTCACGCTATCGCCTTGCCTTTCTGCACCTGAATTTAATGCACTTCTTTTTGTAGTTCATATGGTCTATTGCGATAATATCGTAGATCTCGTTCTTGAACATGATGCGGTAGCCTGTGGTGCTGACAGTTGCCGTCAGGGCGCACCAACGGACAGTAAAGGTAACATCCGTATTATCAACAGTTGTTCCCACAACGGCCGTTTCCTTGCCGCTTTCGCCGCCGATTGTCGCATAGCAGGAGAATTCGTCATTCCAGCTGCTCATGTGGTTGCCGATACGGTCAGTAAGTATTACATTTCTCTGAAAGGTTATCCTCTCATTCATAAGTGCTATTTGCATTAGAATTCCTCCTTCCTGCTGCCGAAAAGTAAGGCTCTGAGCGAAATTGTCAGAGCCTTGTAATCGGCTTCTTCTCTGTGTTCGTAAAAATAGGCGACAGCATACATGATTGCTATCCTGGCATTTTTGTCTGTTTTCAGCACATTGCGATCAGTTGTTCGCAGAATGTCCAGACATAGATCCTCGGCAGCTAAAATATATCTCCGAATCAAGGTATCATCATCTTTGAAATCTACACGAAGATAGCTTTTCATTTCAGTCAATGAAACTGTCATGCCATCACCTCATCATGGCTTTGTCACCTTGCCGGATGTACCGATTTTCAGTATCTGTACTGCTTCGGGAAGAACAAGCTTTCCGTCAACACGCTCCTTTGCGACAAAGCCCACCATATCATTTCCGGCGAAAAGCTCTGTCAGCTTTTTGAAGGAACGAGTACCTCTGTCGCCGATGTTGTAGTAGCTATAATCGCCGAAGGAAATCATATTTGTGGGAGCGTATTCCGAAGTATAAACAGGATAGCCTGCCAGTCTTTCCGGCTCACCATCCTTAAAGGACTGCTGCCACAGATACTGACCCTCAGAATCCTTGAGTGTGCGAACGGTTGCCAGAATCTTATCGTTCATGATAAAGGCAGCCTTTTTACGATAAGGACGCTTGAGAGCGTAGACCAGATTGATAATATCATCACCCTTGAGAGTGGTAGTCGTGCCGGAAATGACACCGCCGCCTGTAGTTGCAAAAATGCCAGTAGGCTTGCCTCTGCCGTTACCGTTAAGGAAAGCATCTTCTTCGGCATTTGCGAGAGCCTTACCAAACTGGGTGATGATGTAATTCTCCAGACCGAAAGAGTTATCGTATAGAAGTTCCTCCGTGACCTTGATCGCAACATGGAGCTTGTGAGCGTCAAGCAGTATCTGATCAAAGGTAGCATCACCCCATACAAGAGGTTCACCCTCATCGATCCATGATGCCGCAGGCTTTGTTGCTGCCACATTGATCTTGTGGTCGCCGCTTGTCTTTATCTTTGTACCGAGTGTACGCATGATGTTCTCATCGTTCAGCACATCAATAATTCTCTTGTCGTATTCCTCCGGCACAAGGTAACCGCCGTCAGCATCCGAACCCTCACGCAGAACATTTGATACATCTGCAAAGTTACTGCGGAGCGCTCCGAGCATTGCTTTTCTGTATTCCTCGCTTGATCTGCCTGTGCCGCCGATCTCGCCCTTAAAGGGCTTTGAGGTAAGCGGAGTATTTATCGGCTTGTTAAGCTCCTGCTCCATAGCGTCCTCACGCTGCATACGGCTGATCTCACGGGAGATATCCTGTATTTCCTTTTCCATCTGCTCATACTCCGCATAGTCTGCATCGTTGAGCGTGTTGTTTTCATTCTTGTGGGCAGCCGCAAAAGCACGGGCTGCCTCGATTGCCTTATTTCTTTTCTCGATCATCTGCATAATAGTCATAGTCAGATCCTCCTCATTTCATCAGTTCGTTTACTCTGCTCTGCACGGCAGAATAGTTATAGCCTGCGGCTGTGAGTTTCTGTCTGCGTTCCTCGCCGTTTCCCCATTTACCCCGAATAACTTCATGAGCAAGAGTCTCCACAGACTTCTTCTGTGCTGATCCGGACATAAGTTCATTGACTCTCTTCTGTACGGCAGAGTAATCATATCCGGCAGCGGTCAGCTTTGCCTTGCGTTCGTCTCCGGCAGACCATTTGCCCTGAATAACCTCATTTGCAAGCTCATCCACAGACTTTTTCGCTGTATTGGTCTTTTTAACTGTTGTCGATGTAGAGGTGCTTTCCTTCCACTTGGGTCTGAAAAACGCATATACACTGCTGTCATTCAGATACCTTGTCTTGCGTTTGAAGGTTGAATTGCAAGCCCAGTTATCACCCCAGCCCTCAACATTTCCTTCAAGGGTAGTCAGTGTGTTGCCGCTTACTGTCTCGACAATTCCCACATGAGAAGCGGAATATTTGTCGATGGGATTAAGGCTCGAATAACGGAACATGATAATATCGCCCGGCTGTACTGCCTGTGAATATTTAAGAAACCATGTACCGTATTTACCGTCACCATACCTACCTTCATCAGATGCAAAGGAATGTACACCGCTTGTATACTTACCTATGAAGCCGCAATCCTTCATTATAGCGGACACCGCAAAAGCGCACCAATCATAAACGGCGTCATAACCGAGCTTGGTCTTGCAGACATAGTAACCGTCCTTGCCGATATAACTCCTCGCTGTGTTTAAAAATTTCTCTCTATCAGTCATAGTAAAAGCCCCCTTATATAAATTTTTGAATTGTATCCAGACGGTCAAATATTTCAGCGACAGAATGACCGTTTGTTTCCTTTTTCTTTGTCAGCTTGTTCAGCAGACTTGCATTGACAGCCTTTCGGGAAAACAAAAAAGAGGTAGCATTCTTCTGCTCCTCTTCATCATCTTCATCTTCGTTTGGTGTATTTTCTTGATTGGTTTCATCATCTTCCTGCTCATCTTCTTCAGCAGACTTATCGTTTTTCTTACCGAAAATATCATCTGCAAAACCAAGCTCCACAGCCTTATGAGCTGACATCCATGTTTCCGCTTCCATCAGCTTTGAGAGCTTTGCACGGGACAAGCCTGTTTTCATCTGATAAGCATTGATGATGCTTTCCTTTACCTCGGCAAGCATATCTATTGCCTTCTGCATCTCGTTATGATCTCCGAAAGCTATCGTCGCCGGATTATGCACCATCAGGACAGCGCAGGGTGACATTAAAACTGTATCTCCCGACATTGCTATAACGCTCGCTGCCGATGCCGCAATAGCATCAATTTTTACAGTAACCTTGCCGGAATATTCGGACAACATATTGTATATCTGTGCTGCTGCCACACAATCACCGCCCGGAGAATTGATGTAAACCGTAATGTCACCGTTGCCCGAAAGCAGCTCGTCTTTGAACATCTTAGGTGTCACATCGTCATCGTACCACGATTCGCTGGCTATAGTTCCACGCAGTTCAAGTACCCTTTCAACACCCTCGCCGCCATCCTGATTGATAACCTTTTGCTTTTTCCATTTCCAGAATTTATTCATATTCAGCCTCCTTCTGATATACCGTTGTTGTAGGCTGCTCCCGCTTGTTTCAGGGGCAGCATATTGCCGTTGATGAGGTACAGGTTGCCGCCCTCCTCATCGGGAATCATATCCTGATTTTCTAAGGCACGGATATCGTTTGCCGACATCCAGCCGTTCTGCCTTGCCGTTGCATAGCCGTTCATTCTGCTCTGATAGTCGCCGCGCAGCAGACCGTCAACATTGAATTTGAAAAATAACTGCCGCTTTTCTTCATCATTAAAAACACAGCGTGATAGGCTCTGTTCCCATCTCGTCACCCAGGGTGCAAGCGTGTATTTGACGAATTCAAGCGACATATTTTCAATGTTGGAAAAGGTGCTGCGTTCCAGATCACCTACCATGTGCGGCGGCACTCTGAATATTCTCGCAATCTCGTCTATCTGAAATTTCCTTGTTTCAAGGAATTGTGCTTCATTCGGAGAAATTGAAATAGGAGTATATTTCATACCCTCCTCTAAAATTGCGACCTTGTGGTTATTCTCACCACCGAAGCCCTTATTCCAGCTTTCACGCACACGCTCCGGCTCTTTTACTGTTCCCGGATATTCAAGGATACCGCTTGGTGTTGCTCCGTTTGCAAAAAATTTACTTCCGTACTCCTCTGTGGCAATAGCCAAGCCGATAGCGTTCTTTGCCATAGCGATCGGAGAATATCCGATCAATCCATCGAATCCCAATCCGGGAATATGCAGTACCTCGCTTGGCGACAGCTTCACTGTTGAACCTTTATTGATCGGTGCATCCTCCTGACTGACCATGTATTCATACACAATGTCGCCGTGTTCGTCACGGTCAACATTCATTCTGTCGGGCATCAGAGGGTACAAGGCAAGAACCTCGCCCTTGCCGTTGCGAATGATCTGTGCATAGGCGTTGCCCCATAAAAGCAGGTGCGTCATAAGGGTTTCACGAAATACGAAAGATGTCATTTCCGGGTTTGGCTCATCGTGCAGAAGAAAATACAGCAAATGTTCAGTAGCCTTTTCTGTTCCTGTGTCGGTGTATTTATACAAGTGCAGAGGCAAACTTGCTACTGCCTCAGATAAGATACGGACACAAGAGTACACCGCTGTTATCTGCATTGCTGACCGTTCATTAACTGCTTTTCCGCTTGCTGATGAACCGAGCAGAAAGCTGTATCCGCTTCCGGCTGTTGCGTTTTTGGGTGCATCTCTGCTCCTGAAAATACGGCTTAAAATCCCCATATTGTTTTACTCTCCCTTCAAAAATGGCATAAAAAAAGCACCTGCAATTATCAGCAGATGCTCATCCGTATATTTTTATAATTGTCTTTAACCTCATTCCGACAGTAGCCAGTCAATCAGATTTATCGACTTGATTCCTTCATAGGAAGTAATAAAATCCCTGTCCATTGAAAGAATGATCTTTTCATAGTTATCACGTATCATTTGCAGTGGACGAAGCTCACGATCTCTTGTTTCCGGCGACTGAATACTTTCTGTAACCTGAATATACAGCTTATCGCCCGGCTTTTCCGCAACAAAATCTACCTCAGTTTCTCCGACCTTGCCTATATAAACCCGCCAGTCACGGCGTATCAGTTCAAGATAGACGATATTCTCTATTATATGCCCACGGTCTGCGCCACGGAAGCCAAGCAGCATATTCCGAAAGCCCAGATCTATGATGTAGTTTTTCTCCAGCGTTTTCAAAAGCTGCTTACCCTTTACATCGTATCTTCCGACAGATGAAAAAATATAGGCACTGCATAGCATTGAGATGTACTTATTGACCGTCTTTCCTGCGATACCCTTTGACTTTCCCTCTCGTATATCGCCCTCATTTGAAAGGATAACGCCTATATTATTCGGGGAAGTAATGCTGCCGATATTGGAACACATAAAACGCATGATTTTCTGAAGCGTAGTATTATCTGCCTGACTGTTCCGCTGCAATATATCTTTGAGGACAACAGTTGAGTAAATACCCTCCAAAGCCTGATCAACCCGTGCTTCGTTGAATTTATATTCCCTGAGTATCGGCATACCGCCGAACTGCAGATACTTCTGAAACTTTTCCTCCATCGTAACTGATGTATCAAAATCATAGAATGTCAGAAACTCCTTGAAGGAAAGCGGAAGGACTTTGATCTCGACATATCTGCCCGAAAGAAGCGTTGAAAACTCAGTCGAAAGCAAATAAGCGTTAGAACCTGTGATATAAATATCAACGTCATAATCCAGTCGGAATGACTCGATTGCTTTTTCCCAACTCGGAACATTCTGCAGCTCGTCAAAGATAAGGTATGTCTTGCCGTCCGGCTGAATTTGTTCTGCAACATAATCATAGAACTTTATATGGTCGGTTATATCACGAAAGCGGAGAGATTCTAAATTCATGTGGATAATATGCGATTCATCCACTCCGTTTTCGGAAAGATACTGATGATACAGATCAAGAATGGATGATTTTCCGCACCGTCTTATTCCAGTTACGATTTTTACAAGATCAACATCCTTGTTCTGTATAAGTTGCTCTATATATTGCGGTCTGTTTATAAGCTCCTTCATAACGCACCTCCGGAATAGCATATATAGTCTTTACATCTTTTATAACTATTATACCTTAAAATTTCTTTTAGTCAAGATTTTCGTGCGTCATCGTCCGAAATTATATAAACAAAATACCTCTGGAATCATATACGCTTTCGGTATTCACATTGCCGCATCGTACTGCACGGTCAAGTGCCATAATAGTGGCTATTGCACCATCTATCTTTTCAGTAGATTTTTCTTTATCTGCCTTGATATTTCCGGCAGGGTCAGTTCTGATGAAGATATTATCCATCATCCATCGGAGGATAGGGTGTCCGCCGTGTGCTATTCTCTGTTCAAGCGTCAGCTTCATAAGCTCCTTTGTTGGCGGCGACATACTTGCAAAGCCCTGTCCGAAAGGAACAACGGTAAATCCCATACCCTCAAGGTTCTGCACCATCTGCACAGCGCCCCACCTATCGAAGGCGATTTCTCTGATATTGAAACGCTCACCGAGCCGTTCGATAAACTTCTCTATGTAGCCGTAATGAACAACATTGCCCTCAGTCGTTTCAAGAAAACCCTGCCGCTCCCAGATATCGTAGGGGACATGATCTCTTTTAACACGCAAATCCATATTTTCTTCCGGTATCCAGAAATAGGGCAGGACATAATATTTGTCGTCCTCATCGGTCGGAGGGAATACAAGAACAAACGCTGTAATATCGGTAGTGCTGGACAGGTCAAGACCGCCATAGCACACATGCCCTTCAAGCTCCTCCGGGTTCACTGCGAATGCACATTTATCCCATTTTTCCATCGGCATCCATCTGACCGCCTGCTTTACCCACTGATTCAGACGAAGCTGACGGAAGGAGTTTTCTTCACCCGGATTCTGTCTTGCCGAGTTACAGGCAGCCTGTACCTTATCAATTCCTATCGTTTCACCAAGAGAGGGATTTGCCTTTTTCCAGACCTTCGGGTCTGTCCAGTCCTCAGATATATCCGCACCGTAAATTACAGGATAAAAAGTCGGGTCATTTTTTCTGCCGTCAAGAATATCCTGTGCCTTTTGGTGTGTTTCATAGCAGATACTGTGGGTATCCGTTCCGGCAGTGGTGATAAGGAAATAAAGCGGCTGCATTCTTGCATCGCCTGAACCCTTTGTCATAACATCAAAGAGCTTTCGGTTCGGCTGGCTGTGAAGCTCGTCAAAAACCACGCCGTGAATATTGAAACCGTGCTTACTGTATGCCTCAGCGGATAGCACCTGATAAAAACTGTTCGTAGGAAGAAACTGTATGCGCTTCTGCGATGCTAATATCTTGACACGCTTATTCAGTGCCGGACACATTCTGACCATATCAGCTGCGACATCAAAAACAATAGATGCCTGCTGACGGTCTGATGCACAGCCGTAAACCTCGGCTCGTTCTTCTCCGTCACCGCAGCAAAGCAGCAAGGCGATTGCTGCAGCCAGTTCACTCTTGCCGTTCTTCTTCGGAATTTCAATGTAGGCGGTATTGAACTGCCTGTATCCGTTGGCTTTAACAATGCCGAAAAGGTCACGGATTATCTGCTCCTGCCAGGGCAGCAGCTCAAATCTCTTGCCTGCCCATGTTCCTTTTGTATGGCACAGCTGTTCGATGAACATTACGGCAAAGTCAGCTTTGTCTTTATCGTAAACTGAAGATTTCAGTTTGAATTTTGTCGGCTTATAATTTTTCATCTTCTTCAAGACTACACCTCCCGTCAAACAGACTGTCCTGCGATAGCCTCCTGACTAAGCTTCATTATTTCTGAAAGTTCCATACACTTTCACCCCCAAACAAAAACAGCCGCATCTCTGCGACTGTCAAAAAGTATTTATATAAACGAGAAACACACCGCATCGGTGTGCTCCCGGAATTTTCAGTTGTATTCTTTTATAAGGATCGCAAGTGCGGTTTCCGTATCCTTGTCAGCCGGCTTTACATCAAGCCCTCTGTCGTAGTTGTACACCGTTTCGCCGTTTTGTTTAAGCATCAGTTTGCTGATCCTTCCGCCATCAATGCCGAAATCCTCGCTCGGCTCTTCGTAATGTTTCACCCAATAATGAAAGGTGCTGTTCTTAACCCTTATGCTGCCCTCGGTCCACATTTTCGTTCCCTCCGTTTATCAGTCTGTCCATTTTCCTGCAAATCTCGTCAAGCCTGTTGTTTATCGCCCGGCAGGTTCCGTCATCCCGGCTGTAACCGAGCCGCTCATGCAGCTCGTTGTATTCCTTTTGCAGCCTTGCAAGCTCGGTTCTCTCTTTGTTTGTCATTGTTGTTCCCCCCTCAGAAAAGGTCGCCGTTAAGGTACATATCCTCGATGTCCTCTCTTGTTACCCTTATGCCGTCGCTCTCCATGTCGTTTACGATGTCCTGAATGTCAACCGGGTCGAGGTCGTATTTCTTTGCGATCTCCTTGATGTCCTTCTTTGTAATCTTTCTTTCTCTTTTCATGGTGGTCTACCTCCGTTTGTTTTTTTGTAGGGTTGTTCCCTTGTTGTGTACACATATTAACTCTTTCGGGTGTACTTATCAATACGATTACTACACAATCATCCGGGCGGGTAATTGTGTAGTAGTGTGTATTATATCAAAGCTTTATGTGTCCGTAGAGGTCTGATTCGCTGCGGTAAAGGCTGCGTCCGTCACTCAGTATTTTTACAAAACGGTAGGTTTTTTCAGTGCAGAGGTTTTCAAAATGGCTCGTGGTCTTGCTACCGAAGGTACTGGTGCTTTCCGTCAGGCGAACCCGTATGCTCTTTTTGTTTACCTTGATTATCTCGCCCTGCCATGTGGTACTCTGTATAAGAAGTCCTATACAGCTACCTCTGTATGCTTCAACCTTCATTCCGATATTTGCGTTTGTCATTGCTCCGTACCTCCCTTATCTTTTTCCCCCGGCATCTGCTCTGCCGAGGAGGTAAGCCTGCTCCAGCATCTCCTGCAAGGCTCTTATACTGATTTCCGGGAAGTCCTCGCTGTCGTTGTTTCTTTCGTCTATGCCGCCCCTACACTCAAGGCTGTAGCTTGCTGTCATTGCTATCTTTTCAAGGGCTTTCTCTGTTTTCCTGCTTATCTTTTTCATGGTGGTTTACCTCCGTTTTGTTTTTGTAGCTGTATATTAACTCTTTCGGAGGTACTTATCAATACAACTATCACACAATCATTTCCGACTGATTTTGACGGTAAATTGTGTATATATGAGGAGAAAAACCACCCTCTTTCGGGCGGCAGTCAGGCTCAGTTTACGCTGAACCTGATCCCCTGAATTTCGGTTTCTCCCCAGAATTCTTTCTTAATTCTTGTGTAAAGCCCTGTCATGGTGCAGCCTTCGGCGGCAAGCTGGTGAATGTTCTCCATCAGGGCGGTACTTTTACCTGTGTAGGCGAACTCCTTAATGCCTGCCTTGCGAAGGGTGTCAACAAAATCCGCTACCTCTCTGTCCCAAAGCAGATCCGAAAATTCAAGTATCTCCAGTTCATCCTGGACGCTGCCTGCCCATGCTCTGTAGGCTTTGTTTGCTCCGTCCGTGAAGGGGAAAGGAATGTCCTTGTTTTCTGCAAGCCAGTTGCTGTATTCCTCGCTGCAGTATCCGTAGGTTTTTTCTATCTCCCTGCGCTGCTCCAGCTTTGCTCTGCGCTCGTTATCCCAGGCATGTCCGACTCTCTTCATTTCCTCGAAAAATGCGTTTTCTCTTTTCATGGTGGTTACCTCCGTTTGTTTTTTATAGGGTTGTTCCCTTTGTGTGTAACACATATTAACTCTTATCGGAGGTATTATCAAGCAATTCTGCACACATATATTCGACAAAGAATCAGACTTTATCTTGTGTACATCTGTCCATGCTGCGGTGGATCGCATCGAGTATTTTTTCCTGCTCCTCCGCATCAATACCGATAGAGGTTAATGCCTGACGGGTGCCGCAGTCCGGACAGATGGGGGTCTCACAGTCCATTCTCGATATTGCAGGGCGGCCGGTGTATTCCTGACCGCAGATCGGGCAAGTCCTTATTTTAATCTCAGTTGTTTCCATAGTATTTTCTTCATCCTTTCCACAGTTCTTGTAAGTATCTTCGTGTTGAATCCGAAGTCCCTGTAGCCCTTCATGCAGGTGGTGAGGTAATAGTTTGTCGGCAGTCCGACTCTGCGGCCTTCTGTCATTACATAAGCAAAACATCTCAGTTCCTTTGTTGTCTCTTCGTCAAGCAGTGTGACCTTGAGGGTATAATCGTATTTGTAATAAAACCTTGGATAACCCTCGTAGCGGTCGAGTGCTTCTTCATCCTCAGGGGTAACTTCCCAGACTGCAACCGGAACCTTGCTGCCGATCTTCGGCTCGATTGTCAGGTAGTATCCTGAACCGCTGCCTCTGAAATAAAGGATATTGTGTTCCAGCATCGCTGTTCCGATAGGCTTTGCTCCGGGGCATCTTCTCATCATCTGCTCCACATTCAGGTTGCTGCCGTAGGCAATGTAATAGCGTTTTTCTTTGCTCATTTTTAGTTCATCCTTTCCGAAAGGTGAGGATTTCTGTTTGGATAAGTAACACCCTTCTATCACCTTAAGACCGCTGTCCGCAGCGGTCGGGGTGTTGGGTGGCAGGAGGCTGTTCCTTATGCTCTGCCGAATCTGAATGCTGTGTCGCCTTCAAGGTTTCTTGTTAAAATGTCCCTTGCTGTGGCGAACTCCTCTCCGATGAATCCGAGCCTTAAAAGCCAGGTTCTCATTGCGAATTTCGGATTTTCTTTCTGCTGTTCTCTGGGGCTTGCCGTTCTGACCTCCTTGGCCATCTCGCTGAGTGCAAGACAAAGCTGAATGTAGCTCTTGAGCTGTCCTGCGTGAAGGCCGTTCTGCTTGCCGCCGCTTGGTGCATCGAATTGAAAAAGTCTGAATTCAACCGTGCCTTTTGTAAAGGTTGCGTGGAGGTTGAGCATATGGTAGCGGCTGTCGTTGTAGTGGTGGCTTCTGCCGTAATTTGCACCGTTGCCCTCGTACCAGATGTCTGCAAGATGGCTCATTGTTTTCGGCTTTTTGCTGTTGAGCTTTGCGAGAAAATTCGGATTGACCGTTCTGCAGTAGCGGCTCATTCTGCCTTCGTTTATTTTCAAAGCTGTTGCGATCAGGCGTTCGTGCGATGCCATCAGATTCGCTAAATTTCTGAGGGTCTGTGCTGTGTGACCGTTCGCTCCGATGTGAATGTGTACTCCGCAGCCTCTTGTTGCGTCGCTTTTTGCTCCCGCTTTGCGAAGCCTTCTGATCAGTTCCTGCAAAAGCTCCATGTCGCTGTAGTGAAGGATCGGGGTTACCAGTTCGCATTTTTCGCTGTCCGGTCCGCTGATGCTGACATCCTTCTGGAATTTCCACTCTCTGCCGTCTGCGTCCCATGCTGACCAGGTGCTGTATCCGTTGCGGCCTGCTGTGTTCTGGTATCTTCTCGTTCCGAAGAACTCTGCGGCGGTCTTTGCAGCCTTTTCTCTGGTGATGCTGTTCATCTCTACCTCGACCCCGATCGTCTGCTTTTTCATTTCCTCTATCTGTCTTGCAACCTTAGTATTCATCGTAGTTTCCTCCGTTTTGTTTTGTTTATTTTCCCTTTCGGTATGTGTATATTAACTCTCCTTGCGAACTATATCAAGCAATATTTGAGATGTATTTACACCAATCATAAGGGCTGTTTTTCGGAGGAAGTTGTGTTTATTATGACTGATCACCACTCCTTATCTGTTGCCGCAGAGCCGTTAATTCCTTGAGCAATTCAAAGTTTTTTCCGAATTGCTCCATCAAACTGCGGTAGTTAATATCGGGGTTTCCAACCGGAAGTCGGAACTCATCTGTTACTCCGTCTTTAGAAACTGTAAAGCGGTCAACCGAAACAAAGCGTTTGTTCAAGGTAACTTCAAAGCCGTGTTCTTCAAGCCAGTTGATTGCATATTGCTCTCCTGCAGAAAAGTCCCACTCGTGTTTGTCAAGGTTTGTCATCGTTTTTTGCTCCCTTCAATCCAGTTCATCAGTGCAGTAATTTTTGCCTATTATCAACTTTGCATAGATAGTCGCATAGCGCTCTCTTTCGCTGCCATCGATAGCCTTAAGACCTTCAAGGAAAAAATCCGCAGCTTCTCTTCGGCTATCCCACAGCTTTTCTTCACCGTAGCAAACGGTTGTAACGCTGTTGAGAACAATAAACTCATCCTCGCCCACAATGATACCGAGCGTTCTGCCGTTATCAAATTTCGGATGAATCGTTCCGGCATCGTCCACCATCTGAACCGTACCCCTTGTACCCGGAGGAACAGGGCTGTACGGGTCTTTCATACTGATAAGCTCTATCCTCGTTCCCGGAGGATATTTCTTTTTTATCTGCTCCACTGTATCTCTGTTCGGTATCCTCATTCCTGCTCGCCGTCCCTTCCGGCTTTGAATGCTGACGAGCCGCTGAGATTGCGGAGCAGGATTTTTCTTTCCGCCTTGTACTCTGTACCGATGAAGCCTAATCTTAAGAGGAAACACCTGAAAGCGTATTTTTCATTATCGACATTCTTTTCCTTTGCCGTTACTCGCTTGGCTTCTTTTGTCATCTTGCAAAGGGCATTGACAAAATGCGTATAAGCCATCGCTTCATCAAAGCTGACCTCTCCGAACCAGGGGAAACAAATTGTTCTGCTTTCCTCATTGATTTCAAAGCCTAAGTCATCCACACCGAGAGCCTTTTTGATAAGGCTGCCCTTCGCATCAAGGAGCTTTGTAAGATTGCCGACCGCCACGCTTTCCAGCGGCAGCGTTATCGTAAGGTCAATGCTTTCGCACGTTTTCCCCTGTGTGGGCTTGTGTTCGCTTGTTTTGCTTTCTGCGGATACTTCTTCGGTTTCGCTTTCAGCCGCCGTGTCGGGCGATTCTGGGGCGATGTCTGCGGCATTGTCCGTGGCTTCCCGTGCAGTTCCTTCAAAGCCCCTCTGTGCAAGCTGCTCCAGAAGATTTTCGATTTCCTCGCTGTCGGCTCTGTCGTCAAACTCCAAAGCTCCGTCCTTTGTCACCGTGAAGTAATCGATCTCGTAGGCACAGGTCGGCATGAATTTGTATACCGCTTCCGCTCCGGTTATTTCGGAAATCGCCTTTACCAGTGCTTTTCTCTCTGCTCCTGTTTTGTTGAACTCGATCCTCATTTTGAGTACCTCCTCTTTTTTTGGTAAGTACATATATCACTCTTTTTCGCTTGAAAGTCAACAGCAACAGCGGAGATAAAGTGAAATCTACATAGTACACAAATCAGTAGAAAATATGTACATCAACCTGTACACCCTGTTTTTTACAGTTGTCTATGACATACTTCGTACCTTTGGATTTCCCGTCCCAGAAGGCAATTACAACATCTGCATATTCGATGATTTGTAGATTTCTTTTCAGTGGAGCACCCCTGCCGTATTTGTTGTATTCCGGCAGAAACTCTGTGAGTTTTATATCATGCGTCAAAGCATAATCCCTCGCACAGGTATCAATGCCCTTTGCACCGCCGGACACTATCTCCGTTGTATCCTTCGGCAAATATTTTCCCAAATCATTTACTGTCAGACCTCGTGAACCTATAACTGCTACTTTCATAAAAGAACCCTCCAATTTTATAGATATACGGTATATTCACTTTTAACATTTTAACATATAAAGCGACTAAAATGAACACATAATATATCCAAATAAGAGGTGTTCTTTTATGGCAGTTAAGAGTGTATCAATCAGAATCGAACAGGAAATGCTTGATAAGATCGGCTACATAGCTGATTATCAGGGTCGTTCCGTCAACAGTCATATACTTGTTTTGATAAGAAATGAAATTGAAGATTTTGAAAAGGAGCATGGTGCGATCACAGGGTATATTGACCCTGCTGAAAATGTCAAGCCTACAAGGAAGAACTGATTTTTTATCGGCTCAATAATCAGCTGATGTTCTCATCCACAGCCCATTTGATGCCGGCAAGCACGAAAAACACGACCGGAAGTGAGACACCGTTGCCCCACATTTTATATTCCGCTGAATCGCTGTGGGGATTTTGCAGCCATTTGCGTATCTGATTATCCGTTTTCGGCTTTGTTTTCTTTCCCATCGCTTCATCGTACTCTCTGAAAATCTCCCTCCATTTTGCTATCTCTTCATCGG